TCGTCAACTAGTTCTTGTGCGGCTAGCAATACTTCTGCTTGATCCAAGTCAGCTTCCATTACTGTGCTTTCTTTTTTCATTGTTTTACCATCGCTTCTAGTTGGTGCAATTTCACTCAAATAAGTTTTGATCTGATGTGCAATTAATCCTAGTTTGTTGTATTGTGGATTTTCCCAATACTTGAGATCGCTCTCTCTAATTTCCATTCTTTTAGAATTTGTTGTGGTCAACATTCTGTTAAGCGAATCTGTACTCATTTCTGATAAATCAACATCGTGTTTAAAAGTATCAGCAAGAATACGATTCAACTTTTCTACATTATGTTGACTTGAGTTTAAATCGTTTAGATACATGTTTTTATTCCCGTTCCTTTTATATATTTATAGCTTTTGTAAAATATTTTGTTTAGCACTATAAAGTTTATTCTGTGCTTGACTCATTTTTGCGAGCATAATGTCTTCATTGATCGCATTTTTTGCTTTACTTTTATACATATACACTTCATATAATGAATTGTTGTATTCCAAATCAAGTTTAATTAAATCGTCAACTTTTTTATTTTTATTCAGCATTAGGTTTTTGACAACACCCATTGCAGTTTCAAATAATGCAATATCTTTGTGTAACAATTTGTTACTTTCATAAATGTCGTAGAACCTTTTCTTTTTATTTGCAAAACTTCGAGGAACAATATCAATCCTATATTTGGATACACTGATACTATCCTCTGTAACTTTTTGGTTGATTGCTAAATTTAAATCAATATCTCGTTCAGCACGTTCAGCAACTACTTTTGTAGTTTTATCTACACCCTGTAGTTTTTTTAAAATATTCAGCATATCTTGTGTATTTGTATTCATAATTACCTCGCATATTTGTTAATGTTAAGTTTATAAGAAGTAGAATTTTCTACTACTTCTCTTTCTAATACACCTCTGCCAACTAGTGTCTGTGCAATATATTGTTCTCTCTCATTCAAGTCATCTTTAAGTAGTTCACTGTTTTCATTAAATTTTTCTTCAATGAACTTATTTTCTCTTACATTGATCCAAGTATAAATTCCACCTTTGGTAATCATTGCTCTCATCCTTGTGCCTCCGGTGCTTGTGGTTGCTGTGGATTGAGCAATCTACTAGGTAATCCTGTTGGTGTTTTTATTTGCATTCTTCCAGCTCTACGATTTGCACTTTTTTGTCTGATCATCATTTCTCTATTTTGATCTTGTGCTCTATTATTTGCACGTTTATTCATATTGACTATATCCGACTGAGCTTGCCTTTGACCTGCACTACCAGCTCTCATTCCATATCTTTCTGCAACATTTTGTTCTTTTAGATTATAGCAGTTACATTTTTTACAACTTGAATCACAAGAGCATTCGCTGACTGGTGCTCCACAGCAATCTTTGTTGCACATTAATACACCATCTTTTATCCAAGTTCCTTTTTTGGTATACTTGTCGTCGATGATATCCATTATCTTCATCTTTTTCTCCTCAGAGGCTTGTTCAATCTTTTTAATGCTTTACTTGCTGGATTAAATCTTTTTGTTCTTTGTGCCTTTTTAGCCATGCGTTTGCCCATACGAGCTTTGGTCTTTTTAAGTACTAAACGTTTTTTAATATCGATAGGAGCACTACACTGACCTGGTTTTGATACCAATCTACCAGCTCGTTGACCTACAACACATCTGTATTTCCGGGTAAGTGAACTACCTTTCCTTGCCCAAACTAACTGTGCTTCAACGACAGTACTATTATCGAGTTCTTCTAAATACATACAGTTATTTATGTGAAATTAGGACATCAACAATACGACGATTGTTGAGAGAATACCCGCAACCACAGTTGCGGCGGCACCCAGCATTATTCTATTAGTGGATGTATGATTTTTCATACTTTCGTCATGCATTCTTCGCATCTCTTGGTGGAGATCCTTAACTGCTTTTTCGACGTTTTCCAGACGTGTCTCCAATCCCTTGTACCTTTCTGCACAAAGATCAACATGGGCTTCTAGATTCGTTCGTTCGAGTTCTGTGGTTGACATAGTTCTGCTTTTCCTGTTGCTACTACAACTCTTTATTAGCGTCTATTATATGTTTGCCAAAGTTTATGCCTATATTGTGCCTACGTTAATATTTATTATTACTCGGTTGCTTTTTTAACACATAGGTTAATTTCTGTCTGTGTTTCAAAGCATTTGGAATGTATTTCAGCAGTTTCTTCTAAATTTGTGTAAATCGGTATTCCATTACAGTCATTTAAAAGATTGTCTAAACTTATTCCACCATGTTCTATACTAAACTGCATCTTCCATACACTATGTAGTCCTTGATACCGTTTTGCAAAGCCTAAATTCGCTATATCTTGTGTCATTAATAGGCTTACAGAAGGTTCCAATGGTTGACTTCTAAGTCCTATTGCTTGTATGAGTGTATTTAAATTTTGTTGTTGAAAGAACTTGAACTTATCTCTTTCAATTTTGTTTTCTTTTGTGTTTGTAATATCTACTAGGGTATAAGCTATATAATTTGTCATTTGGAAGAACGCATATATTGCTTTCTGGATAGTCTTTGTTTCATGCCTTGGAATCCATCAAGTCCAAGTCCACGTGTCATTGCTTTACCTAATGCATATCCGCCTGCTATAGCACCACCTGCTACTGCTAGCTTGGCAATAGTATCAGCACCACGCATCTTTGGAGAACCTTCTGCATTGTGTGCATTTTTCATTTCTAGTCCTTGACTTCTAGATAAATCTCTTATGTAACTGTACAACTCACTTCTCAAAGCATGGACTCTAAAATATTGTAGCATTCTTGTAATTACTAGTTGTTTTTGCATTTTATTAAGACGAGGCCAATCTTGCACCAAACGTCTAATACTTCTATAGTTTGAATTTTGTATGTCAAGGTCTCTTTCTATTCTCATAAAGAAACTGTTTACACCCATTGGGGGTCTGCCCATTTTGAGTGTATTGAGAAAGGCTTTTATTTTAACATCATTGAATTTCAATCTTTGGTTTTGTAATTTATTTTTATCACCGTCGTCAGCCATACTGTTTTTAATTGCTGTCAACGCAATATTCAAATCTGTGCCTCCAGCTCTAAAAGTATTAAAGTTTCCGTACGTCATTGTTCTCTGTGCATAGTCTTGAGCGGCTACTGCAAAATCATTTTCGTTACTCAAAATGTATAATGCCAACATGTTCAACATAGCAAAATCAGCCATATCTCTAGCATCAGCACTTGTAACTTTGGATTTGCTTCTAAACATTCTGCTTTCCATAATATCGCCTATAAAAGCATAGTTGTTTTGTTTATATTGTTGTTCGTCCATTAAACTACTTCCGTTATATACATATTTAGTCTTTATTGATAGCATCTAAGATTAAGTTTGCGGCATTTATGTTAGTTTGTTTTCCAGCATGTACTAAATCTCTTGCCTCATCTACTTTCTTGGTTGCAAACAATTCCTCACCGCTAAATTTATAGAATTTTGCATCATTTTCACTGCATATTTGTTTGATGGCTAAAGTGTTACTTTCCATATTTAGAGTTGTGTTAATCCGTCTACTAGTCCAACTCATGTAAAATTCAAACATATCTTTGTTATAACCATCTCCATCAAAAGGACCACCGTGTACAGTGCTTGGTGTAACTTTAAGCCATTCTCCAACTTCTGACTTATCGTTTTCATCTGGCCATTTCAATCCATTAAACCATCCAATTCTTAATATACTTGGTTGCATCACAACAACTATATTAGGTTTAAGTTTTGGAATCCAATGTCGTGCATAACTGAAAAGAGTGTTTATAGAACTGCCAACTAGGCTTAGATTGTAGCATTTATATCCTAAGGATTTGCTAACATGATATGCCATTGTATCTTCAAGATTTATGCCTGTGCCAAAAATATGACTGCAACCTAAAAACATTATAGACTTGTCTGAAGTATATTCTAACTCTTCGCCTCTGAACCCGTGTGCATTATATTTGTATATCACATTTGTTGCAGTCCATCCAGCTTGTTCAAGTAATTTGGCTTTGACCCTATCTTTTTTATGTTTGTAAAAGTTGTTTTCTGTGTCTGGGGCAACCCAAAAAACATCCTGGTGTGCAAGATTAGGTTCACCAGTATGGAGTCGACAACGGTTTTTGTTCATAACAATTCGACTGACTGTACAGATATGTCATTTCCTATATTATCTACATCAATGGTACAGTCAACAATTTTTCCAATGGGAACAGGTAAAAATATTTCATCTCTTAGTCCATAACTTTTTGCCCATTGATAAAATCTAGTACCTGTATAAAACTTATGATGATCATTGTTAAAATTAAGTGTCATATTTCCATTGATATGTTCCATGTTTCTTATATCAGCTTCCAAAGCATCATCATACTGTGCATAACATGTTTCATAGTCTTTGCCTCCAATGGATTTGTGAACAACAACATTGTAATCTGCATAATTGTCAGGAAAACTAGCTATCATTTGTTCATATGATACAGTTCCTAAAAAATCTTCACTCCAAAATTTTGGATCGATACACGTTTTATCTGCGGTGTAAGTGTATTCTTTATTCCACATAATATGTTTTCTACGATTTTTGTGTTCGATATTATCTATTGTTTTTAAATCTTTCAAAGTCTCTTCTGCAACAATACTATGACTACTATCTTCATACTGATGTACTTGATGATTGATTACATGTATTTCCCAATTAAATTTTTCCAAATCTAAAACTTTAAACTGCTTGACTGAATTATCATACATAAAATTTTTGAGTTGGTTAGTTCCCATTTTTTTACATTGTAGTAACTGTTCGTGTGTTAAACTGTGTAGCCACATTCTATCAACATCATTTTTGAAAGATGAAGTAGTAAAACATCTGTGTATGCGATTAGTGTGCATCCACGGCATACCCTCATATGCCCTATATGGAAATTTTTCTCCGTCTATTAGTAAATTTGCATTATCTATAGCGTCATTGATTTTTCTTACCGCATTTGCTCTATTATTGATAAAAGTGTCAGTTTGGGCATTTTGTTTAAGATGATCGTGTCCCCAAAGTGCTATCCAATTTGTATGTAGAATAGAGGGTATGTTGAGTGCTTTATAGTTGTTAAAAACTTCAAGCCATTTGTTTACAACCGGAGTTTGCAATAACTCTACAGTAATATGTCCGGAAGGAAATGTTGCTTGTACATGCATGTTTGATATTTACCTAGTTGGGTCTCCACCTATGTCGTGGTACTAATTTGATCTTATCTCTGGTGGCCACATAGCCTTCACCACCTCTTTCGCCATCTGTGCTTGCTGTGACATCAGCACCTGCGTTGTCTAGTTGGTCAATTAAATTGTTTTTTATAGTTTGTATTTTTACAACCAAATCTAGTATAGCATCTAATCCTTTTGTATCACCTGCCATAAGTTTTGCTTGTTGTCCTTTGCTGACCTTACTAGTTTTCAGCCAATCCATAAATCCTGTTTTGAGTTGAGCTAACTTGCCTTGTTTGGTCATCTGATTAACATAGTTATAGAGAATTGCATCTTTTCTACTCAGTCCTTGCTCCGGCGCTAACCATGTGTCTATTATTTGTGCGTTCGCATTTGCTGTACTAACTATATCCTGAACATCACTTGTATCTACTTTTGGTTGATGTGTCACGTAGGTTTGTCCTAGCACTACCACGGCATTACTGTTAATACTATTAGTATCTTTTATTGGTGTTCCATTCTTGTCCCCGAAAGCATCATGGTATGTATGTGCGACAATACCTACTTGACTACCAGAAATACGTTGTCCTAGTTTACTACTAGGATCAACTGTATATGTTACATTGTTGGGTGTAAACTGTATACCAGCATCTGTTTTTGCGAAAGGTCTGCTTGGATAGTATAACAAATCTCCGTACACATAACCTTTCATGTCAGCAGGTGTATTTGCTTCTAGTATATCAAATATGTTGCCCATGCTGTCAGCAAAGCCCTGTCTCCAGTCTTCACCTTTACCTGTGTTTAAAATAAAATCTTTGAGTTGCCCACTACTTGTAGCTTTTTGTCTACCCCAACCGTTTTTACCAGTCATTACAAATTCACCATTTGGTTCACGACCCCAAAACAGTGTTGGATTTCCGTCCCATTTGATGCTCACGTCTTTAGAATCTTGTCCTAGTCGTGTTAGTATCTCTGCGGCTTTGAGTGCGCCTTTGCTACCTTCAAATGTAACTAGGTCTTCTAAGTGATTGTACTCTCTACCTTTTTGTGTAGCTTCAGTTAGAAATTGGCTGGCTCTCATTAGTCAAGCTCTTTCCAATTTGGATCGCTACGCAAGTCAGCCAACAATGCATCACCTTTTTCTTTGCCCAATGCAGAAATAATAGCTTCTACACTGCCCAAATCTTTTCCTGAGGCATTAGGGCTGATTAATCTTTTGGCAATGTCATCTAAGTTACTGCTGATTAATTCATCTGTTTCTCTGTTTACAAGTCCTTTATAAGGTGACCACTTCATGCCAGCATCTTTAGCTAATTTGGCAATAGTAATCATTTTGTTAACACCTTTAAACTTGCTTCCTTGCGGAATATTATGTGTGTGAAACTTGCTTGCTGTTTCTGCATTTGCAACAACCATAATATCAATTTGGTGTGTATCATTTCCAACTGGTACTTCAACATGCACACTAGTTCCACTTTGACCTGTGTTAAAGCCTGCTAAGTCAAATTGCTGTCTCAGTTTCTTTCTAATTACTTTTGCTTCTTCATCAGGCATGTTATATGCAGATTGCAAATCTGCTAGGTCTACAATCATATCCAAATCTCCACTCATTTTGCCTGGAGTAGGAGTAGCACCACTTCCTATGGGAATGGCTTTTGTATTGGTCTTAGATAGCACACTGTTTATTTGCTTCATTAAATTAGGAATAATTTTGTGATCAAAACTCTTGCTATTAGGGAAAATATTACCGCCTTCTTTGATAGGCTGACTATCAAACAAACTACGCTGTTTTATTCTTTTAATACGGCTACCACGTCTTTTACGTTTCTTAGTTCCGCCCAGAATGTCTTTTATTTTCATCTACTCTACCAATACCTCTTTGAAACTTACGTGGATCTTTGGTCCTTATTGCATTGATTAAACGTTTGTTTAAATCTGCCGCGGTTTCCACATCAAAACTCTCGTTGATCAAATTGATAAGATTAATTGCAGTAACAATCACTTGTTGCCCGTTGGATTCTACAATATGCTTCTTATCACGCTTGGGCGACATTGCATTTATTTCTTCCAAAATTGATCTTGTTTTACGCTTCATCTTAGTAGTATTTAGTAAATATCTATGCTGGAGCATTGGTGATCAGCACTTATGGCAGTTGCAAGGAGATTATAATGAACATAGGATCCATTAACAATAAGAGCAATATCATCAATGGCATGCAAACACAAAACACAGGCTTTACTTTGGCTCATATTAATGACACCTCTTTTTTACACCGTGTTTGTAGTTCAAAATAACAAATAATAAAAGATAAGGTACACAGCACCTTTGCTTCAGCAGATTTCATATTCAAAGTTCTGAGTTTTTTCATGTTTTGCTAAAAATTTAGCACCGTTTCTAATATGGAAACGTTCTGCCATTGTAGTCAATGGACTTAATGTAACAAACCTTTTAACCCAAGGTTTGGTTTTCTTAATTTCTTCAGCTACACCATTTACAATTTCTCTACCTGCTCCTTTTTTATAACTCCATACTGTATAAAATACTGCACATAACAAACCTACATGTTCCATATCGGCTTCTTGTGTTGGTACATTACTTGTATATGCTACACAAACCACAGCATCAATATTTTTGTTTTTTTCTAACACATATACTTCTCTTCTTTTTTGTGTTCTCCAATCTAAACCAATGTGTGGTCTTACTGGGTCATCTTTAATAAATTTTTCTACCTCTTGTTGTGTTGCTAATCTAATCATTAATCACTCTTTCGTAATAAACTTTTTAATCTATCAGTCATATCAACTTGTGGATCTGCTTGAATATTATTTTCTGTAACACTCTCTCCTGCAGGTGCCACAGTTGTTTTTGTTTTCAATTTTTGGTAAATGCTTGTAGTACTTGTATCTTCTTGTTCATCCTCATCTAAATCTTCAATCCGTAAACTTTCTACGTTAAATTTCAGATCAAGTTTTTGTCCAACACCGCTACTACTTCTAGTTTTCATAAACTGTATTTGTACTCTGCCACGCTCACGCATAGCTCTACTACTAAAAATTCCAATTAAATTATCAGCAGTATTAATCTTACTTATCCCGCCAGCAATATGACTGTGGTCAAATTCAATCTCATCTACTGCACTTCTATTCAACTGACTAGCTGTTACGAATAATATATTGTACTCAATGGCCAGATTTCTTAATTCTTCACTTACAAACTTATCTTTAATAAATTGATCATTGGGATTTACTTTCACACTAACTGGCATCATAAGATCCAAATAGTCAATCAACAATGCATCTACTTTGATGTTGTTTTGTATTTGAAACTCTTTCATATATGCTTTGATATCATTCACTGTACAACCATTTTTCATTTGTACAATCTGTAAACCGCCAGCTTTTTTACTTGCCATCTTGACACGCAATGTAACATCATCAACATTTTTCATTACATCTTTTGTGCCCATGCCAGTAAGCATAGCATCTAATCGCATACTACAAAGTTCTTCGCTAAGTTCTAGTGTAATGTAAACAACATTTTTGCCTTGCAATGCCCAGTTCAATGCCAAATTTTGCATAAACAAACTTTTACCACTGCCCGAACCGCCTGCAAATATATTAAGTTCACCTAAATTAAATCCACCATACAGATACTTGTCAAAGGTTAACCAGCCTGTACTGTTTTGTCCTCTGCTATCTTTTATTGCTTGTATACGCCCTGCTGGATCTTCCCAATAGTTTGTTCCAAAGTCTTTTGCTAATCCAATCTCAACTGCTTCTTTTATAATACCTTCTACTGTGCCATACTCTTTGTTCTCAAGTTTATCAGCACTTGCAAGTATTGCTTGTTCTAATGCTTTGTGTCTACAAAACTTTTCAATCTCGTCCATAAACCAATTTTTATGTTCGTCTGTCATAGTTGCTTTTACATCAGTAACACCAATATTGTTAACTGCATTTACCTGCTCCAACATGGGAACGTCACTGTATTCATCAACATGTTTTTGTATAAATTCTACACTATCTCTGAATTGTCTATCAAAGTAACTGCTTTTAAGTATAGCATTACACCGCACAAATAGATCCTTGTCTGCTAACAAGAATTCTATGTATAACTTTTGTAAATCTGTGCTATATTCTTCACTCATAATATCCCTTTACTATACTATCTACATCTAGCTTTTGCAAGTATTTTAATTTTCGTTGCATTTGTCTCAATACTTTCTAAGATACTTTTTACAGTAAAAAGTCTTCCATATCTTATTACTGCATCACTAGCATCTTTTATATCTTCTTCCCATTCAGGAAAACTTACTGACCACCCATGTTTGATTGCGACACGAACTGTATCCATTCCACTTCTGTCAAAGTCTGGAAGTAAGACAATATCTTTTCCTAAGTCTTCTATAATTTTACATTGAGTTGAATTTGGAGTATTTCCAGCCAGTGCAACTCCACCTACTTGTAACGCATCAAACTGTCCTTCTGTTACAATAATAGTATCATGTGTTTTCTGTGAATCTAAATTGTATACAAAATTCTTTGGCATGTTATTAAAGTACTTGGGCATACTTTCAGGTCTGTGATCTGGTACCCATCTTGCAGTATAACCTACAACTACACCTTTATAGTAAAAAGGTAGTATTACCCTATTTGAAAAATGCATGTAAGGTGACCAATACCAATGTTCATGAAAGTCCATACCTCTTTTCATAATATATGTACAAGCCACTGCAAGTTGTTCAAGTTGTTTTTTATCTAGTTCATCTGTTGGATACTCACCTATACGAAAACTATCTGGGGGTAGATTGGATTTTTCCCAATCAATTTTAATTTTTTGATCTTGTTGCTTCTCAATGTACTGTTTAGCAATATCACTACTCTCTTCTTCTCTGAGTAGTTCCAAGTTGATTCTCTGTATATCTGCAGGATCTACACCAAGTGTAACAAGCAATTCTTGCAATTTGCCTTGTACACGCCTTCCTTCACTCCATCCTGTTTTAAATCCACAATTAAAACAGTTGTATTGAAAATGATCATCTTCAAACAAGAATCCACCACGTTTACGTTTATCCGGATTGTGTCCACGTCTATGACACATTGGGCAGTTGCCACTGATCCAACCACTGGGTGTGTGCTTCCAGCCAGCAGGCATGTGTTGCCGAATAAAGTCTAAAACTATCATTCTTATATATTAACTTCTATAGGTGACTTTGTCAAGCGTTCCAGTATTTCCAGCATCAGGCGTATGAACCAATCTAACATATGTATACATTCCGTACCAAGTATGATAAGCAGTGCCTGTTTTACTTGTAACAGTATAGCTTTGTCCTTGGATATCAA